AACTTCTTGGTTGTTGTTACGGCTGAGCCGTACTCATTAAGTGTTACAGTAACCTGTGATGGGTTACCAAGAGCAATAGAGGAAACATCAGAAGTTTCTGTCAATGTACCAGTCGCTGTTGAGAGATCTGAGTAAATGGAGAATACAACTGACGAACCTGGCATTGCTTGCTGTACTGGCTTAACATCAGCCAACGCACGCATCACTGGGATGGAGCGAAGAGCCATACGAACATACTGATCGTACGCACTCTGTACAAGGTTTTGCATTGACGAAATTTGTGTCAATGTACCTGTAGGAATTGCCATTTATCTTGCCTTTCGGATAGGTTCGGTCTTAGAGACCAGACGACCTAATAATTTCATCCAGTTCTTCACGGCTATTTGCATTCATCAACTTACGATGAATGTCTGCTTGGAACTCAGGAGTAACTCCCTGTTCTACAACATTGGTCATCCGCTGATATGCAGCAGCCTGTTTTGGATCTACATTAGGTGTTGCCTGGTTTGACTGGGTTTCATAGCCAAATACATCGGCATAATCTTCCAGCCATTTAGATACAGACTCTTCAGTTGGGTCTATATCCTGTGGGATAAATGCAGCGATTTTGCTGTTTACCCCGCGACTAGCAAGGGCATCTTTGATTGCTCGTTCACGGTTGGATTTAGAGATAGATTCAAACTGAGTTTTTAGTTCAGCAAGTTCTTTCTCTTTTTGCTTGTTTGCTTTTCGCAACTGTTTGACGAGATCATTACCATCATTTGATGGTGTATCAAAGTCGTCATCTTCGTAGTCGTAGTTGGACATAGGTCCTTCTCCCATTCTTTTTTAGTTTACGTAGACCTCATACAGACTTGGGGGATTTCTGTATGGCTTCTACTTCTGGTCTTGGTGTCTCTCTAACAGGCCAGTCGTTCTGTTAGCAGGCTTAGTATTGCCCTGCGCGTTCGCGGGCTAGTGCGCCTTGTGCAGCACCTGATGTGCCACTAAATTGCGCTTCTTCAAGTTGTTTCAGTTTGCCACGCATACGCGTAGCCTCTACTGAACCTGTTGTTCCAAAAAATTCTGCTTCTGCGGTTGCTTGACCGTACGGACCCATTCCTTGCTTGGCATAAATATCAGCAAGGGTTGATGTTCTTGGCAAAACTGTAGCGACGTTTTGGAATTCCTCACGTGCTTGCTCTCCAGTTACACCAAATGCGCCTAGTTCTTCTGCTCTAGCACGGCTAGTTGAGAGTCCTGCTATTGCAGCAGCACCACCAATTTCAGCAGCAGTTACTTTGCGTTTGATATCTAAGATTGCTTTCTCTGGGTCAAGTGTATAAGCAAGGATGTCGCCATTAGTAATGTCTGGATAGAACTGCTTCAATGATTCTTTGATTTGCGGAGCAGCATTGATAACTCTGTTATATGCAACATTAAGACGATCTGCCAATTCATCATCTCTTACGTCATTAGCAATAAGTTTTTCAAATCCTTCTTGACGGCCTAATTCTCCGCGTTGATAATAAGATGATGGGAGTCCATATTGGCGCATTACATTTTGGTATCTATCTTCTAAATCGACATAATCTGCTTCAGATAAAGCAGCAAGTCCTTTAGTGATACGTGCTTGGTTAGCAGCAAAACGCTTCTTATAGGCATCTGTTTCGCGTAATCGGATGGTAAATTCTGCATCTGAAATACCATCTTGAATAAATCTTTGTAGTGGTTGTACTAGAGAACCAAGTCCCATACGACTGAATTCATCATAGAGAAGACTGTAGGCTGACTCTGATGCTTTCCGTTTTTGCGCTAAAGCATCTCCTTGAATCTTTCCATAAAACTCAGCAAGGATATTATTGATTTCTTCTGGAGTCATACCTTGGCCATCTTCTTCTATAGGTACAAACTCTCCAGCCTGAATTCTTGCTTGTTCTCCAGCAAGTTTTTCCCCACGCCTTGCTTCCTCTGTCGCTAATTCTCCTGCGGCTAATTCGGTTTTTCCAGTAGCAGCAGCCTCTTCAGCAGCAACACGAAAAACATCTTCTCCAAATTTTGACGCTTCAATTTCAGCAAGAGTGTTTTCTGCGGTTTTAATGCTTTGTATAGTCTTTGCTGCATCAGCAGCCATCTTGATAGAAAGTTCATCTCGTAGTGTTTTTCTCTCAGCGCTACTTGCAGTTGTTGGCGCCTTTGGTGGAGTAACAGGCTTTTTTGGTGTAGTAGGAGTCTTAGGTGGAACCTTCTTTGCAGCAGTCGCTTGAGCAGCAACGGCTTGAGCGCGAGCCTCATCTGGACTTTTTGCTACTGGTGTTGTTTTCTTTTTAGCCATTATTACCCCTGGAATCCGAAGTCACGAAGTACCCGCAGTGCTGCGTTAGAAACTTCTTCTTTGGCTTGATCTGTGTATTGCCAACGAGCATCTCTACGTAATTGTTTCTCAAAGTCAAAAATGGTCATAGCCTTATCTGCTGTAATAGCACCACGTAAAGTAGGGTCATTAAGGCTAATAGAATTCTCAGGTAACTCTAAGAGAGTTGCCATACTTCTCTTGTATGGTGCATATACAGAATCTAGGTCAAGGCCTTGCTCTATGAGAGCAGCAGCATTATCTGGTAATCCGATTGCTGCAGTCTTACGGATGAGGTTCTTGAATACGTCAACATCTTCGCCATTCTCAACGCGCTTCACCCATCCTGCTACAACATCTGCACCGAAGTTTTTCTGAAGATTCAAGCCATTTGCTATAGCAGTCTTGGCTAAGTCTTGAGTAGTAAGTGTGCGCTTTGTTGCTTTGGTATTGCTGTACTCTGGGAGTTTACGAATCTTGTCTGAAAGAAACTGATCTCTGTCAATACCGCCTGTGTATTCAGTGACAATAACGCCACCGATTTTCTTTTGGGTAGCCTTGGTGATTGAAGAGGTTTTCTTTTCTTCAGCAATAAGTTCTTTCGAGTACTTATCGCGCTCTTCTGGGGTTGGTAGGCGACCTATTTCAGACTTGAATATAGCCTCAACCTTGGCAGCAGCCTCAAGTGGAGTTGAGATACTAACTGTTCCAGATGGAGCAGCAGGACCCTTTGCGCCTTTTCCAGCAGCAGTTTCGTTGATTTTATCTTGGAGGAATTGAGTCCAAGAAACTTCTTCTCCCCACGCTAGTGAGCGTGCTTGGTTTGCCCCGAGAGCACCTTGATATGCAGCAACAAGTGCATCATTGTAAATACCAGTTATTGGTCCTGTATAAAAACCTGATGACTTGAGAAGTTCTGCTAAGTCTTGACGTTCTTTTGTAGACATAGCACGGACAATCTTGGCTGCATTGTTTACTTCAGTAGCATAATCACGTGCTGCTGCAGTTGTCTCTGACTCACCAGGAGTTTTGTCTTTTACTTCTACCTTGGGCTTAGGTGCATACTTGCCAGTCCCATTGATTCTATCTTTAATATCGGCTGCACGAGCCTGTAGAATTGGGCTGTTGGGTTGACTCTGCATAAGAGCCATAACTTCTTCAAGTTCTTGCTTAGCCTGAGATACTTCTTTGCTTTGGGCTGTAGAACGAATAGTTTTCTCGTTAGCCTGAAAGTAAGAAGTACGTGAAGCCTCTACACTAGAAGCATTACTACGTGCTGAGTCATAAGCGGCTTGTGCTGCAGCAATACGCTTGTCAATAGCCTCGCGTTGTACTGGAGTTATACGACTACCAGCAGCAGCAAGTGCTGCTTTTTGTTTATTCAACTCTGCGGAAGCAGCAGTTAGTTTCTTGCGAGCAGCCTTGACTGCGGAGTCATTATCCAAGAAACTCTTGAGAGTTACCTCTGCCATCTCTGCCTATCTCCTAGTCGTCCAGTAATCTTCCGAAGAGCACGTCGTATGCTGCTTGGGTATTCTCGTTATATTTTGCTAATTCCTTGATTGATGTAAGAGTTCCACTCTTGATAGAGTCCATCAAATCTCTGTTAGTCCCAGTAAGCGAGAATATCTCTTTCTGGGTTTTATAGTCTGAATAAGCCTTAACCATTTGACGTAGAACATCTTGAGTATCTCTACGCACATTCTTGTATTGTGGATCATCTAAGAATTTCTCTAAATCATCTAGAGCCTGAAGGGTCTTGATTCTTTTCTCAGCACCTTGGTTTAGTTCTTCTGCAACCAATGGGCGACCCGCAAAGAAGCGAGCCTTCCAATCGTTAAACTGCTGACGGGCCAGGGATCGAGCATAATCAGATGCTGCAAACTTTAGAGAGTTCTCGTATTCATCGCGTTTTTGATAATAAGTTTGTAGGTCAGATGATGTCTGAACCTCGCGTAGGTAATCTTCTACTCTCTTGCTTGTGCGAAGACCCATTGTTGCCATTGTGCGGTAAGCATCAAATGAGAATGCACCTTTGTGTGGGATAAGGAATGCTGCAGCCTCTGGATACTTCTTGAACATTCCTTCGTTCTCAGTAACGAACTTGCCTGATTCTTCAGCATAACCAAAGAATGCAATAGTTTTTCGTTCTGATTCAGTAACTGTGTAAGGCACAGCGTTAGGAAATAGTTCAACCCAGCGCTTCATTGCTGCGTCGTAATCACCATCATATTGCTCACGTAGAGCATTGAAAGATGACTTGAAGTTTGCCTGACCAGCATCTCTAATCCACTCTTGCATATCAGACTTCAACTGGACTGATGGTGATGCAGGAGCAAAGAAGCCAAATACGAAACGAGTTGCTAAAACTGAAAGTGTAGTGTTGCGTACTTTCTCACGATAATCTTCTAGTTCACCAGCCGAAGGTGGAATAAGGTTACCATCAGCATCGTAACGTTTTGGGATACCGTGACCTGCTGCCTCTAGATAAGTTACAGCCTTGCGATACGCCGAAGCATATTGGCTGTTGCGCTCATCTTGATCCATAGTGTTCAGGAAACGATTGACGTGCGCTGGCATTAAGCGTGAGACAAGCCCTTGTTCTACGGAATACTCACCAAGTGTGTATCGAGCAATCGTATCGCCCATACCTGGTTCAAATATATTGGTTAGATTCTGCAGAGCAGTCATTGGAATTGCTGCTGCTGGACCTGAAAATGTTGGCAACCAAGACTCTGTGTTCAATGATGGTGATAGCATCTTTACAGATGCACCAAACTGCACAGGGAACGGAACTTTGAAGTCTTGTGGAATACCTAAAGCAGTCATTACTCCCTGCATTGCACGATACCCTGGAGCGAAGTGTGGGTAAACGAAATACTTTTCGCCACGATCATCTTCTTGAATCCATCCAGAGTGTGCTACTCCATCAAATGTAAGTGCTAATTTCTGAATAGCCTCTGGGTTATAGCGAACAATGCGAGTAAGACGGCGGTAGAAATCTTCTTGAGCGCGGTAAAAACGAGCAAAGTTACGTGCTGTAAACGATGCTTGGCTACGGATAAGAGGATTATCTACGTATGGAAGTATCTGAGATACTGCACGTTCTTCTACTAACTTAGCATATTCTCTCTTAGCATTGACTAGCGCTGCTGCTTTAGACTCAGCATCATCAATACCTTTAGTAAAGTTATCGTAGAAAGCCTGCTCAAATCCAGATGCCTTCATCTGTTTACGAATTCTTGTTACTTCATATAGCGCCATAGGTTGGCGAGATAAACGGGCAGTAGATAGTCCTAACCATACCCATCCCTTTTGCATCAAAGGTGAGGTGTAATTATTGACATCTGCAACTGGCACCAATTCTGGACCAACAACAGCCGCTGGAATAGCATCCATATTGTTTACATCTGGTAGGTCATCTAATGTCAATTTACCAGAGATGACGTAACGGTTGAGTTCAGGATCAAAAGTGCGAATCTTGTCCAATAGTTCAGTATTAACTTCTCCTGTACCGCGACCAACAACGATTGCTCTAGCACGGTTTAGTACAATCTGAGCGTATTCGTCTATGGCAAGATTCTTGCCTGATGATAGACGTGCGTCGTTTAGAACCTTCTTGTTCTTAGGGTCAGATAGCCAAGCCTTCATAGCGTTGACTGCTTCTACTGGATTATCAGCATTAGCAAGAGCAATAGAACCTAGTTCATCATTTCCATAAAATGATATACGTAAAGCCCAAGCAATCATTGATGCTTCGTTATTTGGCGTTAGACCAATCTCAGTAAAGCCACGAGCACTAGCAGCCTGGGCGTATTGGGTCTTGAGTCCACCAAGGTCTAAACGAAGTTCCGCTTGCTTTACTCCAAGGGTTTTGGCTAAATCAAATGCTGAGTCAACATAATTAGATCCTGCAGCAAAGTTGAATCCACCTTCAGAAATGATAGATAACAGATTATCTACATCTCCGTAAAGGACTTGCTCTGTTAGTAACTCTAAACCTTCGCTATCGAGTCTTGACAAACCAGCACGCTTAGCAAATCTTTGTACACGGCCTGCGGTCAAAGCCTCAGCCATAATCTTGCGTACTTCTTGCTCTACTCCACCAGCAATTTCTGCACGTAAGCGACGGATTCCAGCCTCTGCCCCCTTGACTTTCTTGGCATCTTTGCTGGTTTTTACGATGTTATCATATTCTGCAATCTTTGCTTTCTTTGCAGATAAAACCTTATCAATATCTTTTATACGCGTAGCGTATTGTTCTGATTCGCCTTTATTGACAAATCGCATAATGAGACCTAGAGGTTCTGCTGCAATCTTCTCGCCAACAGTAAGTCCTGGAGTCAAACGAATAGCAGTATTAAGTCGAGTTGCTAGATAGCGATTCTTTGCAATACCCCAAGGGCTACCACCGATAGCAATGTTGACCATTAAATCTTCAATCGAGTTACGTAGAGCGTAACGATACCCAGCAAGAGTTAGGAATGACCAAGCGTTGGTAGCACTTTCCATATACTTGCTGTTAGAAACACCAACGATGCGCTGGATAAGACTTGTTCTGGCAGACATACGATCAATGTCCAGTAGGCTTGGCGCTGAAACAAGGTCATTCATTTCACTTGGCAACAAACCAAAGTCAATATAGTCATCAGTACCAGCAATACTGTACTTAACTTGACCTTTACCAGTCAAG